ATATCGTTGCCGCTAATGCGCCCAAATACCTCAACCTGATTGCCGCCCATCATGTCTCTTAATTTACTCAATGGCGCTACAACTTCAGGATCAATGCTTGCATTTTTGTTGTCCCCAATAAGCGCCATCGTTGGACCAAATGCAACGCCACCTTCTGCAAGGGCAGGAATACCTGCGTCACCTGCCACCTTCTGCATTCTTGCCTTGAGGCCTGCGCCAATTGCAACGAGTGCAATACCTGCAGCAATGGCCGCTGGCCCGTTCAATGACGTTAGACTTTCTTTAATTGCTTCGATAGCTACACCGTGAGCGATGGCGTACTTACCCAACTCCATGGCGAGATTAGCTAGGATGTCGCCCAGCATCATACCAATGCCACGCAACGGTTCGCCCAATGCGATGCTCGCACCAACCATTTGAGCCACGCCCATGAGCATAGATTCAACGGCAAATTCAATCGACTGATTGACTTGATAGGCGAAGTCCGCAGCTGCATTACGTGCGCGCTCAAATTCCTTGATGACCTTATTTGCATCAAAGGTGAAATCAAGATCATCCACCTCATCAACTGCAGCGTCAAATTCTTGTAACTCAATCTTGGCTTCCTTCGTTTTCTTACGCGTGTCCTTGAGAATTTCATTCAAGGTCGTCATGCTGCCAGCTAACTGCACCACTCGTACAAAGGCGTTACGTGCGCCCGTCTCCAAGCTTTCAAGCTCATCACGCATGCTCGCTAATGTGTCCTTCGATTCACGCAAGCCAGCACGCAACTTGGCTAGGCTAAGAACGGCCTGTCGATAAGCCTCACTACCGTCGTTGCCCGCTGCAATTTCCTGTTCTTTGACTCTGATATAGGATTCGGTAAAGCCAATTAACTCTTCCTGTTCACGGATTAGGCGCTGCAGCTCTATCTGCCTTGCCGTGCCAGCAACGCCAGCCAAAGCGTCTCGCCAGTTCCAGGTCTCGCGTGCAGCTGTGCGTGCTTCCATAGAGTAACCGACGACAGCAGCAACAAGACCTGAAATAGCAATAGCAGCCAAGGCTATCGGGTTAGTGGCAAGTGAAAGTGTGAAGGCAATCGTGGCGGCACGTGCAGCGACGAGCAATGGTATTAACTTGCTAACTACAATCAACACTGGGCCAAAAGCTGCGGCAAACACAGCGACCACCGCAATTACTCGTTTCGTGTCCGGAGACAAATCTGTGAATGCTTTAGACAGTTGAATGACTTTCTCCAAGACTTTGTTGACTGCTGGAAGAAACAACTCACCAAATGATGCAGCTGCAATCTTCGCATTGTCAAGTGCCGTACTTGCAAGGCCGCTTGTCGTCTTGCTCAGTCGCTCCATCGCGCCAGCCGCAAAGCCTCCCTCCTCAGCAAAGCCCTTGAGTACCTGGTTGAATTGCTCGACGCTAACCGCACCTGCTCCCAACGCATCAGCTGGCAAACCTGTCGCATCAGCCAATGCCTTAAAGATGGGGATGCCGCGCTCTGCAAGTTGGTTGAGGTTCTCCAGCTCCACCTTGCCCTTGGCATTTACCTTGGCGAAGATGGCGGCAATTTCCTCAATGCTTGATCCACTGGTTGCCGCGATGTCACCAAGGAATTGCAGCTGCTCATTTACTTTGCTGACCTCAGTACCTGAAGCTATCAACTGTCTTGCGGCATTAGCTACTGCCTCAATCTGAAATGGAGTGGCCGCTGTGAATTCGTTGAGGTTGGCCATCATCGCTGCCGCCTGAGATGCTCCACCTGTTAGGCTCACAAACGATGTTTCCAGTTGTTCCAAATCAGCAGCGCTCTTTAAAGCAGCTGCACCAAAGGCTGCAATAGGCAACGTCAAACTGCGCGTCATAGATTGCCCCAACCTTTCAAAGTTGCTGGACATGGAACGCATGTTGCGCTGGACGCGCCCCAACGATTTGTTCAGGTCGCGCGTATCGGCGCCAATCCGTACAACGAGGTCTCCAAGTTTAGCCATCCTTATTTGTTGCCAATGCCTTCAGCTGTGCAAAGCCGTAAGCTGGTTTGTTTTCGTTTTTTTCTTTCTCCCATGGAAAGACGGCCAAGTCTTTTGGTTTTAGGCTTGTCCCTTTCTTCGTATGTACATTAAGCAGCAACGCGGTTTGCCATCGTACGCGTTCCCAGTTGCTCCTATCTAAAAGCTCCTCGGATTTGTAGCGACCGCGAACCGCGTTCCCAAACTCCCTGAATGTTAATTCGTAAAGGAGGTCAGGGGTCAGGCCCAAAAGACCCAACCCCAATTCCTCTATTTCATCCCATTCAAGTGGCTTTGCGTCTCGTCCTCCTTTGGCTTCGTTTTTTTTTCCGGCGCCATGGATTCCTCGATCACCTTCATTACACCAGGCAGATCACCCACATCAATCAATCCTAGAAAATCGTCCACCTCCATTTCAAACTTCATGCCTTGCTTACGGCATCCTTCTTCGACAAAGTAGTACAGCAGCTCCGGCATCAATGTAACGTCCTCGCTGTCGATACCTGCAACCTTGTGGCCAGTGGCCCGTTCAAAGTTGCGCCAGGCGCGCATATTAGCCCGTACTGGAAAGGTCTGATTGTCTAGGGTAATGTTCATGGATTAGACTGGATGGCTCTGGAAGGTGATGTCGCTGACGCATTCGAGCGTGCAGGTGTAAGAAGCGTTGTCCTCGGTACCTGCGCTCAACTCCAAGGAGGTGATGTAAGCTTCGAAGATAATCTCCTTGTCACCAGCTTCCTCGCTGCCAGTGTCCCAATCGTAAGAAACGATTTTAACGTCTTGCTTTGTTCCAGTAAGGAAGTCATCCATGAGGTCGTCGTAACCATTGGTTGCACCTCCTGCGTAGTAAGCAGTGAAGTTGACGGTCAATGATTTCAAACCTGGGAGCAAGGCGCGGTAGCCGCCGTTGTTCTTGGTGGTGGTGTCACGTGTTTCAGTTGAAATGCTGACGCTCAAATCAGTTACGTTGTCTGCAACGGTTGGCGTGCCGCCATCGCTGTCAAACATGACCGTATACTGTGAGCCATTAAAAATGCCTGTAGTAGCCATTGTTATTCGTTGTTAGAGGGTTTTCTGCGGTCTGCAATGATAAGGTTTATGAGCACATCAATATACCCAAATACCTTGTTGTCATGTGTCGAAGGCGTGAGATTAACCACCACCTTCACAAGGGCGAGCACGGCGATTGCCAGCTCTCCCCAATTTTCTTGAATGAATACGAGAGGGTCCATTATCGTTTGATTCTAATTGTGTAGTCCTGGATTGATACGTAAGTCTTGCGATCTGCGCTTACCTCCGTCACCTCGTTTGTGTAGTGACAGGACTGTACCGTGATGTCACCTTCAGCAACGCTCACCGTTGTCGATGTCCTGTCCATAGCAGCACGTACCTTGTCCGCCAAGTCGTTTGCTGCTGAATACGTTGATGCCACACTAAACAGCTCAATCTGAGCCTCGTCAATGGGCGTGCCGTCCTTAGCGTCGCTAGGCGTATTGCTTACAACGCTGTAAACCAGGTACGGCATAGAAGCGCCTTCCGGTGCAAGCTCAGGATACAACCGTCCACCTACAGCAGAGTTCACAGGCGAGTCACCTGTAAGGATAGCATGTATGGCCAAACCAACCTTCATCGCATGTAACGTTTAAACTCCTGTTGTAGCAATCGGTTTCGTAGTTTCTGCATGCGCCCTTTGGTTGCTTTCTGCGTACGCTCAAAAATGCCTTTGTTGCGGCCTGGACCAAACCCGGAGCCGTTCTCTACAATTGATGCAAACCAACCATCCTGGCGGTTTACTTTCTTGTTACCTCCACGCTTGCCCATTGTTTTTGGACCAGCCAAGGTGATCGCCTTATTGCTGCGCCGGAATGTTTTGATGCTGCGTCGCAGCGTGCCAGGCTTAATGGTCTGCCGTAACTCGCTGCTGCGATATACCCTGACGTCAATAGGACTATCCTTGATGTTTGCACGCAGCGCCACGTTGTACACCTCCGCTACACGCTCATCAATGGCGCGCAGCGTGTTGGCGTCTTTCTCGCTCCATTGAGCCAGGCGCATAATCTTGCGCTCCAACTCTTTCATCCCGTCTACCTTCACGCTTGCCATCACTCAGAAATTACGCGTTCGGTAATGAAGTAAAGTTCGGAGTTGCGCCCTACCTCCTGAATGGCCAGGATGTTGTAGATATCACTGCCATAACGAATCGTGTACTTGGGCGTCACGGCTCGCGTCGTGGACGAACTGCGCACGCGCCAGGTGACGGTATTGCGCGTTGTCTCCTGCTCCATGATCACCGCGCTGCTTGCTCCCTTGTTGTCCAAGGCTGCCCACACAGTAGCGTAGTCGACGCCCGACCCGTACACTTCACCGTACGAGTTAGTAGCCGTGCTTGGCGCGACAAACGTAATGCGACGATCAAGGAAGCCGATGTTCATTGCCGCGTGTCAATAATGCGCTCAGGGTTGAGCAATGAGTGAACGCCCATGGGAATCGTTGTGGAGATAGTGCCCGTTACCACGCCACGGCGGTTTTCGTACCAATGCGCTACAAGCATGCGCACGGCGTGCTTGATGCTGTTAGATGGAGTCTTACCAACTGTTGCGGTAATCCTAATTGGCTGCGCATTGTAATCTTCCAAGTCCGGGACATCGTGGAAGAAAATCAGGCAAGTATCATCAGTATGTTGCTGGATGTAATACTTATCCGTTGACAGTGTTTGAGTGTCTCCCGCCGTATCGACATAGGTGACACTTGTAATGCTTTGCACTGGCCCGTAAGCCAAAGCTGCTGGGCGCCAACGTTCGAGATGAAACACTGCGCTTGCAGCTGTACCAATGTGCCGATTGGTATAGTCGCTCACATGAGATACCGCAGCATCGAGCAACGCCGTGATAGTCGTGTCCTCGTCGCTGTGATCAACGCGCAGAAACTCCTTCATATCAGCAAGGGAGATAAGGTCCGTGCCGTCGCCTAATGTGGGTGCTGTGATATTCATGTGATGGAAAAAAAGGGAAGCCCAGCCCTCTTGCCAGGCTTCCCAAAGTTTACTTGTTATCAGCTAAAGTTCGTCAGTTTAGCCAATGCACCGCCCTGGCGCACGTCCGTATCGTAGAACTTGTTGACGTGGAGCGCAATCTGTGCAGTTCCTGCGTTGCTGTATGGATCAACCAACAAGTCGATACCACCAAAGAACGCGAGCAACATGCCAGCAGCAAAGTCACCAAACAACAACGTACCTGGCGTACCAGCTCCAGTAGAGTCAGCAACATTAGGCGTGAAGTACGTGGTGAATCCGTCAATGCTGTTGCCTTCCACAACGGCACGAATGTTGGCAACGGCAGCTTCGCCTTTGATGATGCTCATAGCAGAGGGAGAGCCAACGAATGCACAGCGTGACAAATCACCACCTGCAGCCAAGACATCTTTTTCTGCGTCGGTGAGGTTAATGTAAGCCAACGCACCTGTGACATCTTCACCGCCTGAAGCACCAGCAACAGCAGCAGCAAACACAGCCTTATCAATTGTCTCGTTTACACCTGCAGCAAGCTCGCGTGCAATCAAAGCATCGACAGCTGGCCCGCCTTGCAACATCAGCTGCTTAGACCACAGGGTCTTAGCCGCAACACGATTGGGCGTCAACGTCACCTGGTCCATCTCCATACCTGAATCGCTATCTGCTGCAACTTCCGTGGCACCAGTACCTGAAGCCTTAACGCTTACGCGTGGGAACTGCAGGTTAGCAGTGGCGTTGTTGATGGTGGTTACACCGATGCGCTCAGCCATGGTTGGCGTACGCAAGGCGTCAATAGCTCCTGGGACAGCAGTAGCAACAAAGCCTGATCCGTCACCTGAACCAGCTTGGAAGTCATCGGCACCACCTGCACGGAACAAAGCGTTGGCGGGAATACCGATTTGGCCAGCCATGTTCAAGCCGCGCGATTGCATTTCACGGTTAGCTTCCTGTGCCCATTCAGCCTCTGCACCTTCCAAGGCCTTTCCGACTGCAACGGCATTTACGGCACGGCTCAAGCTGAAAGACTTGTTGACGCGGTTGATTTCCTTCACTTCAGAAACTGAAGCACCACCCATTTGGGCTTGACGTGCAATCATATCTTCGTGTGCTTGGCGACGTGAAATCTTGCCGTCCAAACGCTCAACCTCGCGCTTGCAGAGATCAGCTTCTTCTTGTTCGTTGTTGGTCCAGTCGCGGTTTTCAGTTTCCGCCAAGTTGACCAACTCCTCGTAACGGTCTGCGTGCTTGGCACGAACCGCCTTCATCTCGTTGAGATTCATTGTTGTTGGGGTTGTAGTAGTTTCTTGAATTGTATCCTGGTCAGGCATTGGCGCTTCGGCTGCCTGTTCAACTTCAGGCTGTAGATCACGGGCCTGGACCGTGGCGGCTGCATAGGCGGGATACGTCACAGGTGACACATCCAACAGTTGCCGCACTTTGTCAACGCTGCGCACAGTGCGCTCCTCATTCCAGCTCTGCTCATCAATTGTGAATGCAAAGCTTGACTGGGAGATATCACCCCGCTTCACGCTCTCGTAGAAATCCTTGGCGTACTGTTGTGCTCCAAGCTTCACACGATACTTGAGGCCGCGTTCGTCTTGGCTCAATTCCAACGTGCCATTGGTGGTACGTCCCAATACAAGGTTTGGATCATGGTTGATGAGCGCACGCACGTCGTTTGTCATTACGTCGTCAAACGCGCCTGGCTTAATTACTTCACGAAAATGTCCGAGGTCCGTCTCTGAATTGAAAACAGCCGCGTAACCTTCCAAAATCATTTCCTCGCCTTCAGCGTCGCGCACCTCAATGGTGCCCATCGTCCGCTTCTCGGCGTCTTTATACTGATTGTCCTGCGTCATTGCTTGATACTTTGTCGCTATAATCACCCAGGCGATCCAAGGCGATTTGGTTGATTTGTACTGTGTGAACGTCACCGCCCTCCACAGGATTCATATTTTCTTTAGCTCGCACCTCGTTAATGCTCATCACTCCAATCTGCGTGAGCTCGCGATAGAACGTTGTCCGTGCAGCCATATCGCCACGGTACAAATCATTCATATCAAACTTGCTGTAGATGTCTGGTCGCTCAAATGACAGGATGAGCTTGCGATCAATTTCCTGTTCAATGCGCTTGGCCCATGGGCTAATCGTGTGGCGAGCAAACTGCAGGTTTTGCTGCTCGACATTGTTAAACGTTGTTTGTGATGGCAGTTGGACCAATGACGGTGGCACGCTGTAGATGCGGCATATCTCCTCGGCCTGGAATTTGCGCGTCTCAATGAACTGCGCTTCGTCAGGCGTGATTGTAATTCGCTGATATTTGAAACCAAATGGAAGCAGCTTGGTCCCAGCGTTCATTGCGCTTTGGTTCCAGCTGTTCTGAATGATGTCCATTTGTTCCTTGCGCAGCGGCTGATCACTAGCAAGCACACCAGTCATTTGTTCATTT